AGATAGGTTCATCAAGTTACTCCAGTAAAACAAGGAGAAAGATGTTCTTTAGTAGGATGGATTACAGGTCCAAATTTTAAATGAAATATAAAATAATAGATAATTTTTTAGAACCAAAATTATTTAAAGAATTTAAAGATAATATTTTCAATGATTCCAATACCCCTTGGTTTTTTAGAGAAAGTCAACAAAGTGAAAAAATAATTAAAACTAATCCTTGGTTTTCTCTTTGTTTTTTTAACGAATTTAAAAATGATTTTAGAGCATTCGATATGTATTTAAATGAAATATATAAAAAATTAGATTGTAAATCGTTAATAAATTCAAGAGCCAATTTAACTCTAACCTCCAACATTAAATTTAATTTGTATTGGCACAATGATTATTTATATAAAAATTCTAAAACAGCTATTTTTTATTTAAATAATACAGATGGAAATACTTTCTTAAAAATAAACAATAAAAAAATTGGAATAGAATGTGTTGAAAACAGAATGTTAATTTTTTCTTCTGATATTAAACACGCTGCTGGTCAGCATACTAATTCTGTAAGAAGAATAGTATTAAACATAAATTATTTTTAATGAATAAAAAATATAAAATTATAAAAAAAGCTTTAAATAAAGATACTTGCAATCTTATTAATAATTATTTTCTGTATAAAAAACAAGTGGCTGCTTTTACCTTATCAAAACCTAATTATAATCATTTTGTTCATGGAGGTTTTAATGATCCTGGTGTACTTGTTAAATCAAAAGAACTTTATTTTCATTATGGAGATAATTTAGCAGAAACACTTTTAATTAACCTCCAACCTTTAATAGAAAAACATGTTAAAAAGAAACTTGTACGAACTTATTCTTTTATGAGAATTTATGAAAAAGGTTCTGTTTTGCAATCTCATACAGACAGGACTTCATGTCAGTATTCAGTAACGCTTCATATTAAAGGAGATAAAGAATGGCCCTTTTATGTAAAATATAAAAACAAGACTACAGAAATAAATCTCTCCCAAGGAGATCTTGTTATATACAAAGGTGAAGAAGTAAGACATTGGAGAAAAAAATATAAAGGAAATTATTACACTCAAATCTTTCTTCATTACATTGATGCTAAACATCCTGAAGTAGAAATATATAAATATGATAAAATAAACAAAAAAATAGATAGAGAAATGAAAAATTATTTTCAAAAATATCTTACCAATATTAGATATCCAGATTTTAAATCAAAAGAAGGATGGCACGTTGAAGGAATTTTAAAAAATAGATCTAATAAAAGATTAAAATTTGATTTAAATCCTATGATAACTTTAACTGATAATGAAGAAGGAAAATATGGTAGTACGGCTAGTAAAGCAGATGTTTTTGTTTTTGAAAGAGATGATGATTATGTCTTAATAGATAAATATGAGCTACATAATTTTTTAAGAAAATTACAACGTAAAAAAAATGAACCAGTTAAAATATATATTGATGATATAATAAAAAATCTAGAGTGGAATATTATTTTACCGAAAGAATAAAATGAAATGTCGTTATTATATTCATGAAAATTTTTTAACTTTAGAAGAAAAAAATAACATTGTTAAAAAAATTAAACAACATCAAACTCGTGATATTAAAGATAATCCTAGTTTAGGAAAAAACGCCAATGTAGACATATGTTATTATGGTTATTTAAGAAAAGAGTTAAGAACTTTTACTGATATAATACATCAAGTTAATAATGATAAATTTGCTTTTAATTTATTTCAACACATCCCTGACAATGTTGAGTTACATCTCACTACTTATTCTTCTAAGACAAAAGGAAAATATGACTTACATATTGATGGTGCTAAACAAAATGATTATCAAGTTCCAAAACTTACTTGTATATTAAATGTTTCTGATAAACCTTTTAAAGGAGGAAATTTTATGTTGTGGGGAGAAAAAAATAAATCAATTGATTTAATAAGTAAACCAGGATCATTATTAATTTTTCCTTCTTTTCTTCCTCATCAAGTACAAACAGTTAAAAAAGGAGAAAGAAAGGTTTTAGTTTATTGGGCTCGAGGACCTATGTGGAAATGAAAACTACTATACAAGACTATATCTATATTCAACCAAATTTTTTTAATACTAAATTTTGTAATAAAGTTTTAAAAGAAGTTAAAACATTAAATTTTACTCCTAACTTATTTTATAACCCCAATAACGATGTGTCTACGGATAGAAGCGGAGAAACTGAATCTTTAATGTCTAGTGAATTAATTCCTTCTAATGATTTATTATTAAAACAATTATGGATAGGTATTAAAAATTATTATACTTATATTAATTCTCCTTATTTTACTAGGTGGCAAGGATTTTCTCAACCTCGTTATAATAAATACTTAGCAGGTAAAGAAATGGTCTTCCATGCAGATCATGTTCAATCTTTATTTGACGGAGATAGAAAAGGTATTCCAATTTTAAGTGTAGTTGGATTGTTAAATAATAATTTTAAAGGAGGAAATTTTATACTTTATAATGATTCTAAAGAAAAAATTTTAAAGTTAAAAGCAGGAGATCTTCTTATCTTTCCATCTATTTTTATATATACTCATCGAGTATCGGCCGTAACACAAGGAACTCGTTTTTCTTTTGCAAGTTGGGTATGGTAATATGAAACAAATAATCCTTATAAAAAATGACAAATTAAAACAATCTGCTTTTGCTATAGATTATTGTTTTTATCTCTATGAAAATATTATTAAAGAAGTAGATTTTAACACTATAGAATCTCTTATTTTAAAAAAAGAAAAAGAAATACTTAAAAAATATTCTTCAGGCAGTGATGGGGTAACTAAATTAGGAAGTAAAAGTTTAACTTCTCGCCATCAAAAATTTAACGTATTAAAATGGAATCATAAAGAAATAAAAAAATTACAAAAATATATTCTTTTACATACTAAAGAATTTTTAACCACTCTTTTATTACCTATTCCCGGTGATCTTAAAATACAATGTTGGGCTAATGTAATGAGAAAAGGAGAAAAAATTCAAACTCATTTACATGACTGTAGCCATAAAGCTTATATATCAGGTCATCTTTGTGTCTCATCTATGACCACCCATACTTATTATATTGATCCTTTAAAATATTTTGCTGGGAAAGATCAAAGAATTTATAAGAGTAAAAATGAAGTAGGAAAAATAACCTTATTTAGTGCTAATATTCCTCATTATACAGATACTGTTATGGATGATAAAGAACGCATTACTTTAGCATTTGATATTACTACAGGAGAAAGCTTCTTAAAACCTAACGAGAAGAAACTATAACCTTTAATTATCTATCAAAATAGTATATAGCAAATAATGAAAAAGCTTATATAATAGGGAGCTTATGCTACAAAAGATAGGATTTTTACCAGGATTTAATAAACAAATTACACCTACCGGAGCCGAAGCACAATGGACGGGTGGTGAAAATGTGCGTTTTAGATATGGAACCCCTGAAAAGATAGGTGGTTGGCAATCTTTAGGAGATAAGAAATTAACAGGTCCAACTCGAGCGCTTCATCATATGGTTAATAAAGAGGGTATTAAATATGCCGTTTTAGGAACCAATAGAATTTTATATGTTTATTCAGGGGGAGTTTATTATGATATCCACCCTTTAGTTAATCCATCAGGCACAGCAATTACAAATGCTTTTAGTACAACAAATGGATCAAAAACTGTAACTTTAACTTTTTCATCAGCACATAACTTTGTAGCAGGAGACATTATTTTATTTGGAGATTCTTCTACATTTAGTTCTATTACTAATTCAAATTTTGGCTCATCTGATTTTTGTGATAAAAAATTTATGGTTGTGTCTGTACCTACTACTACCACTCTTACTATTGAAGCAGAATCTACAGAATCAGGATCGGGGGCAAGCGAATCAGGAGGGATTACTTATTATAGATACTACCACGTAGGTCCAGCTGAACAGGTTGGAGTTTATGGTTGGGGTATATCTCAATTTGGTGGTACAGTAACTAATCCTCAAACTAATACTTTAAATGGAGCTTTAGGCGACGACGCTTTTGGAACAGGTGGATCGGGAACTAGTATTGTTTTAGATTCAATTACGGGATTTCCAACAACAGGAACGAATTATATTCAAGTTGGTACAGAAGAAATTTCTTATACAGGAGTTTCAGGAACTACAACTTTAACAGGAATTACAAGAGCAGTTAGAGGAACAACTAGAGCTGCTCATTCTGATGGTGCAACAGTTACTAATACCAGTGACTATGCAGCATGGGGTCAAGCAGCAGCGTCCACGGACAAAGTTGCTGAACCAGGTTTATGGTCCTTAGATAACTATGGAGCTAAACTTATTGCATTAATTGTTAATGGTTCGGTATTTGAATGGGATTCTGATGCATCAAATGCAACAGCAACTAGAGCAACTATTATATCAGGTGCACCTACAGCATCTAGAGATATGATTGTATCAACACCGGATCGACACTTAGTTTTATTTGGAACTGAAACAACGATTGGTGATACTGATACACAAGATGATATGTTTATAAGATTCTCGTCTCAAGAAACATTATCTACTTGGACACCTACCGCAACTAATACCGCTGGTACACAAAGACTGGCTGCCGGATCACGGATCATGGGAGCTGATTT